CTCCACCATTCGGACCGTACTCGAACTTTAGAGTGCGGTCCTTTTTCTCTTATATTGTAAAAAATCAGCGCCACGTCGTTCCGGACTTCGATCCGGGCCACGAACGTGTCGATCAGCCGCGCCCGGAAGTCCTCGTCGGTGACGTCTCCATCGCGGAAAGATCTCAGCCAGGCCTCGACCACTTCACGAGTGAGTCGGGGCCTTTTTATTTCTGCCCGCTCGATCTCTACGACCAGAGCCTCCTCCTCGTCCTCCAGGGCGCTCAAACGAGAGACCAGGCCCCGGGCCCCGCCTTCCTCGATAGCGTCCAGCAAGTTCCTCTGGCGCTTCCTGACGGAGTCCAGACGGCGCCGCAGCGCGTTCACCGGATCGTCGGCCAGCTCCTGCTCCTGGACCTCCAGCACGCGGACGGTCAGCTTGCCGATCATGTCATCGGTCAGCATATCGTGGACCGTGGCCAGGATCACAGCGTCCTCCAGGCGCTCCTGGGGGATGGCCTTCATATCGCACTTCTTCCCGCGCTTCTTGTCTCCGCACTTGTAATAGTGGTACACCTTCCCGGTTTTACTGGTGCCGGCCTCTGCATTAAGCATGGCGCCACAGTACCCGCAGAAGCATTTACAGCTCAGCAGATAGTCCACCTTCGCCCTCCCCGCTGCATTGTTTCGGCTCGTTTTGAAATGCTGGGCCGCCTCCTCGAAGGTGGCCTTGTCAATGATCGGCTCCACCGGCAGCGGCACGCCCTGGACTTCAAACTCGCCCAGGTACTTCCTGTTCCGCAGCATCCGATAGATCACGGCCTGAGAGATCGGCCGGCCGCGCTGGCCAGTGATCCCACGGCTCCGGAACAGCTCGATCAGATCCTTCGTCTGGGCGCCTGCAATGTGCATCCGGAAGGCCTCCCGGACGACGGCAGCCTTCTCCTCGTCGATGATGACGTGACGCTCGGCGTCCACCTTATAACCGATGGGCAGTGGCTGGCCGCAATACTGGCCCTTCTTCGCGGTCTCCTTCATGCCTCGGATGACCTTCTGCCGGAGATCGGCGGAGTAATACTCGGCCAGACCTTCCAGGACGCTCTCCAGGATGATCCCCTCCGGGCCCTCCGGGACGCTCTCCTTCGCATACAGCAGCTTGACGCCGGCACGCTTCAGGGTCAGCTTGCCGAGGGCGATGTCCTGGCGATCACGGCCGAAGCGGTCGATCTTCCACACCAAGACGCAGTCAAACAGACCGCGCTCCGCGTCCCGCAGCATCCGCTGGAACTCGTCACGGCCGACGACGCTCTTGCCGGAGACCTTCCGGTCGGCATATACTTCGATGATGTCGATCCCGTTCTCCTCTGCATAATATTTACAATCTGCCACCTGGCCCTCGATGGACTGATCTGTCTGCCGTGGGCCTGGTGAGTATCTGGCATAAATAACGCCGCGCATAGGCTCACCCTCCGATCTTCTTCAGTGCTTCATCGTGCAGATCCTGGACCAGCTGAGCGTTCTCGTCAGACATCCGGAAGAAGTACGGCTCCAGAGAGGTCTGGAACTTCTCAAACTGGCCGCGCTTCCCTCTTTCCGTCTTCACCTTTTCGGCGTTCATCGTCGCCTTCTGGAAGCAGCGGACGATCAGATCCCGGACGGCTGCCTGCTCCTGGTCCGTGGCCATCCGGAGCACCTCGGCCGGCTTCGTGCCCTTAAACTTCACATACTTCGAGATGCTGGCCAAGTTTCCGGCCATCTCCTTCACGGTATCATAGCGAGAGAAAAAGACCTCCGGATCCGTCGTCCGGTTTACGATGTCCCTGCTCTCGATCAATATCTTCATCCACTGCGGCGCCATAATCTCGGCGGCCGCTTTCTTTTTACCTCCGAACATAGCCGCCCTCCTTAAATGTGCAGGATCGCTCTGATGGCAGCCTGGGTCTCTGCTCCGGCGTGCCGGTATGCCTTCAGCAGCTCCAGCTCGGCCGCAGTCGCTTCGACATAGGTCCCGGAGGCGGGATCTGTCTGGTCGCCAGACAGCCGGGCGATCTTGTCAGAGTAGCCCAGCAAATAATTAAGATCCACGTTGAAAATATCGGCCAACTTCTCAGCGATCTCGAAGTTCGGCTTGCGGACGCCGCGCTCATACTGAGAGACCGCCTGCTTGTTAAGACCCAACCGATCAGCCACTTCCTGCTGAGACATACCGCGCTCAGCTCGCAGCTGCTTTAATATCTGGCAAAATTCCATGGTTTTGACCCCCTGAAAAAAGTAATCATTTTGTTTATTTTCCTATTGACAATTATAAACGAATTGTTTATACTTGTAAAGTAATCATTTTGATTACACCGAAGAAGAACACACCACAACAGGAGGGCACACAATGAACACCTACAAGATCACCTTTACCCGTGAGAACGGCACCCAGGGAGCCGACCACTTCACCGCAGCCACCGAAAAGCAGGCCCGCAAAGACTTCAACGAGTGCTACCGTCACGGCACCGGCGTCATCGTCAGCGTCGAGCTCGTCCGTACCGACGCCCAGGCCACCAAGCAGCAGGAGCGCGATGCTCTGGCCAAGATCCGCCAGATCGTCGACACCCTCGGCCCTGAGTCCTACCTGGCCACCGCCTTCGAGGGCTGCTTCGACCTCGCTGCTGAGAACATCGAGAACGACTGGGGCTGCTCCATGGCCGACCGCGTCCGTCGCGCTGAGAAGCGTGCCGCAGAGCTGGAGGACAAGCTGACCGAGTCCGTGAAGGACTACGAGGCCGCCCATGCTGCCGCTCATGCGGTCGCTGAGGAGAAGGACGCCGAGATCGCCAAGCTGAAGGCTCAGCTGACCAAGATGCAGGAGACCGCACGCTGGAATGGCCAGAGATGTGACGAGGAGGCCACCGCCGCCGGCGAGGCCCAGCGCCGTGCCGAAGCTGCTGAGGCCGAGGTCATCCGCCTGAAGGCCAAGCTCTACGACTACATGACGAAGGAGGGCTAATATGGGCGCATATATGAGAAAGACGGGGATCCTCCCCGTCTGCACCAATAACGAGGCTCGGGACTACTTCACCGGCAAGGGCCTCACCTACGCCGACGTGACCGAGGGTGACATCCTCACCCTGGTCATGCTCCTGAATAAGCACATCAAGAAGGCCAATGCAGACTGCGAGACCTCGATGGGCTCCATGTACCTGAGCCGCCGGATCGACCTCAAACGGAAGACCAACGGCACCCTGATCAGCTGCTTCCTGTATGTCAATAGCCACTACTTCGAGCGCCGCGAGTGCATCAGCTTCAACGCTGACGGCTGGATCGGCTTCGCCGGCTGGGCAGACCAGGGCAACACCAACCCGATCCTGCGGGCCTTCATCGAATGGTGCGACGTACTCGCGAAGGAGGTGACACCATGAAAAGATGGGTCTATTATCTCAATTTCCTGATCACCCTGATCATCACTCTGGTCGCCTTCGAGCTCTGCTGGATCGGCGCCAAGTACGTCATCGAGGGCGAGGTCGTCCACACCTACCTCGACCACTTCATCGCAGCCAGCGGATCCTGGCTGATCACCCGGGATACCATGCGGCTCTGGCTTAAAATCCAGGCAAGAGCCCAGAGAGTCCAGCGCTAAGGAGGCCAACAATGAGGAAGGACATCCCGCTGAATAACTACTCCAGAGAGGTCCAGATCATGGCCCACATGATCGGCCTGAACTACAAGCGCCCCTATGTCCGGCACGGTCGCCGGTACTACAAACCCTACCGCAGTTACTTCTGCGCCGCACTGTCCGGGCCGGACTACGAGGCGCTGCGGAAGCTGGAGCGCAGAGGCTTCGTCGAGAGCGGCAAGCCCGGAGAGAAAACTGTCTATTTCTGGACGACCCGAGACGGCCTGGACTGGCTGGGCCGCCAGCTCAACGTCCAGATCCACGACCCCAAAAACTAAGGAAGGAGGCAAAGCATGGCTGCAAAAAAGACTATTGACGCCCAGACCATCGGGGAGAGACTTCGCACTCTGCGCGGCACCAGACCCCAGAAAGAAGTCGGCGACGCCGTCGGCGTGACCGCCGTGGCCATCTCTCAGTATGAACGCGGCGAGCGTGTGCCTACTGACACCATCAAGATGGCCCTGGCCCATTATTTCAACACTACCGTTGACGCTATTTTTTTTACTTTCTAAGTAATCATTTTGATTACACCAAAGGAGGACACACATGGCACGAAAGACCAAACAACGCAAGCCGGAGCCCTTCAAGTGCTGCGAGACCTGCGGCAATATGCAGCCAATCGGCGAGGGCGATCACATCTGTGACGCCTGCTGCAGTCGTGATGGCAGCCCGACTGCTCTGATCCTGGAGAGCTACATCCCGGCCGACGACTACTTTATCTGCAACGGAAGGAGCTGGACACCACAATGAGCGCGACCAACAGAGGCGGCCAGCGCAAGGCCTACGACTTCTACGCAACGCCGGCCGACACCGTTCACGCCTTCCTCAACAGCTTCGAGGGCATAAGCACCAGCGACAGGATCCTGGAGCCTTCCGCCGGGAACGGCGCCATCATTCAGGCCCTGCGGAACCACGGCTACACCAACAGGATCGACGCCGTGGAAATCCGGCCAGAGGAACGCGCCCAGCTGGAGGCACTGGCCGACAACGTAACCATCGGCAGCTTCTTCGACTACGACCCGGGCCTGGGCTACGACGTCATCATCGGCAACCCGCCCTACAGCATGGCCCTGGAGTTCATCAACAAGAGCCTGGAGCTGCTCCACCCTGGCGGTCTGCTGATCTTCCTGCTCCGGACGAACTTCCTGGAGAGCGAGAAGCGCTTCAGGTGGTGGCAGGAGCACCCGCTCAGCGGGCTTTACACCCTGCACAAGCGGCCCAGCTTCACCGGCCACGGCACCGACGCCACCAGCTACTCCTGGTTTGTTTGGGAGCGGGGGGGGGACCGCGTGCATAGGCCGCCAGACCATCAAAACCATCTAAGGAGGACAAGCGCATGGAAAACATCGACTTGACGATGCTCGCCCGCTCTGCATACCGGGCGATCTTGAAAAACATCGAGGAGGTACAGAAGGATGAAAAGACGCAGACGTCGCCGGACATGGCCGGCCAATCTACTCAGCCTGCTGCTGGGCGTCCTGATCGGCTCGCTGGCTGGGCTGGCTCACTGGCATAGTGTAAACGCACCGCTGGACGTTGTGGCCACGGTGACGCCCGCAGAAGTCCCTCCGGCGATCTCCTACGAGCTCCAGGATCTCGCAGCTGAGCCGGAACCCTACAACGACCCCGGCATCCCGGACGACGTGGAGGAAGCTGCCAGGGCCGCCGGCGAGGTCTATGACATATCTCCGGAGCTGCTGGAGGCCATAGCCTGGCACGAGAGCCGCTTCCAGACGGACGCCGTAAACGGTGACTGCACCGGTCTGATGCAGGTCTCCCTCTACTGGCACGCCGACCGCATGGAGCGCCTGGGCGTGACGGAGGCCGAGATGTGGGAGGCGGGCCCGAACATGATGGTGGCGGCCGACTTTCTGGCTGAGCTGTTCAGGATCTACGGCGACGACCTGGGCGCTGTCCTGATGTACTACAACGGCGACGGCCGCCTGGAGGGCTATCTGGCCGGGGGCGAGCTGAGCTGGTACGCCGCCAGCGTCATCGACATGGCGGAAGTGCTGGAGGATGATCACTATGGCTGCTAAGCGGGGGGGGACATGAAGCAGGAACCCCTGACACCGGAGGAGCAGGCCTTCGCAGTCCAGCACCACCATCTCGTCCTGGAATATCTGCGGATCAGACAGCTGCCGGTCGACGACTGGTACGACGTCGTGATCTTCCGCTACCTTCGCTCAGTCAGGCGCTGGCACACTGAGCTGGAGCTCCACTACTACAGCTTCAAGACCATCGCCTTCAAGGCCATGCAGTCGGCCATCGGAGGCGAGTATGCAAAACGCAGCCGCCGGATCCAAGCGGTCAGCCTGGAGGACCCGATCCCCGGGACTGATGGCATGACCTACGGCGACACCATCACCTACGAAAACATAAGGAGGATGCTATGAAAATCAGTTATGACGTGAAGCTGCCCGAGCGCAAGATGTTCAGAGGCGGCCAGAGGAGTGAGGACCTCGTTGCCATCGAGAGCTTCCTGAAGGGAACCAAGAAAAACATGGCCATCGAGTACGACACCCCGGGAGAAGCAAAGAGACGGCTCGGCGCCATCCAAGCGTTCAGACGCAAGGATCCCCTGGGCGATCTGTTCGAGATCTACCGCAGCGGCGCCGGCCTCTACATAGTCCGCCTGGACCCGAAAACGGTCAAGGCCAAGAAGGAGGCGAGAAACATGGCAGCACAAAAAGACTAAGGCCCCGGAGACAAGCCCCAGAGCCCCAGAAGAACACACCCCAATTATATCACAGCTAAGGAGGAAAATCAAAGCATGAAGATCAAAGTCGAATTTGAAAGTCTGGACGAGTTCAAGGAATACATGGGCATCGCGTCCCCTTCCCTCGTCGCAGTACCCGCTCAGGCCGAGCCTGAGATCACCCCGGAGCCTGCACCTGCTGAGGCCGTCCAGGAGGCGCCCCAGGAGGCCCAGGAAGCCCCTGAAGCTCCTAAGCCTAAGAACAACACCAAGAAGACCCAGAAGGCCGTCCAGGCGGAAACTGAGGCCGCTCCTGAGCCCGATCCGGAGCGAGGTCAGTTGACGGAGGACTTCCGCATCGCTGTCCGCAAGCAGCTGGCCGCCCTCAATAAGAAACGCGGCTACAATCGCGCCGCCGAGCTGATCAGTGAGCAGACCGGCAAGAGCAAGCTCACCGAGGTGGACCTGGCAGATCTGCCGAAGCTCATGAATATCGCAGAGGAGGAAACCAATGCCGACTAAACACGCCCGCTGCTCCGCATCGGCCGCACATCGCTGGATCAACTGCCCCGGCTCCGTCGCGCTGTCTGATCAGTGCCCGGATCCCGGCTCCAGCAGCTACGCCGACGAGGGAACAGTCGCCCACAGCCTGGCCGAGCTGAAGCTCCGCCACGTCCTGCATGAGATCACCGACGCCCAGTACAAGAAGCGCCTGGCCGTGATCCAGCAGGACAGCTACTACAACGGCGAGATGGACGAGGCCACCGACTTCTATGTGGACACCGTCCTGGAGGAGTTCGCCGCAGCCGGCGAAGGCGCCGAGCTGATGATCGAGCAGCGCCTCGATCTGACCAAATGGATCCCGGAGGGCTTCGGCACTTCCGACGTCGTCATCATCGGCGGCAACATGATCCAGGTCATCGACCTGAAGTACGGCAAAGGCGTCAAGGTCGAGGCCAAGAACAACCCGCAGTTCCGTCTTTACGGTCTGGGCGCCGTCAATCTGTTCGGCGACCTCTACGACTTCGACACCGTGAAGACCACCGTCATCCAGCCCCGGCTCGATCATGTGGCCAGCGAGGTCGTGCTCCTGAAGGAGCTGCTGCTCTGGGGCGAAGAAGAAGTCGCGCCCCGCGCCATCATGGCCATGGAGGGCACCGACTACTTCGCAGCCGGCGACTGGTGCCGCTTCTGCCCCGCAAAGGCCCGCTGCCGCAAGCGTGCCGAGTACAACCTGGATCTGGCCCGCATGGAGTTCCAGAAGCCCCCGCTGCTCTCTGACGAGGAGATCGCCGAGGTGCTGGCCCAGGCCGACCACCTGAAGAAGTGGGCCGAGGAGGTCAGCGAGTACGCTCTGACCGAGGCTCTGAGCGGCAAGCACTTCGAGGGATGGAAGCTGGTCGAGGGCCGCAGCATCCGCAAGTACGCCGACGAGATCCAGGTGGCCGATAAGCTGAAGGCCGCCGGCTTCGACGAGGCGATGCTCTACCAGCGCAAGCTCTACGGCATCACCGAGATGGAGAAGATCGTCGGCAAGAAGAAGCTGGCCGCCACTCTGGGCGACCTGCTGATCAAACCCCAGGGCAAACCGGTCCTCGTGCCGGAGTCCGATAAACGCGAAGCCATCAACACAACCGAAGCGGCCAAGGCCGACTTCACCACCGGCGACGACGAGGTCGCGCCGTTCTAAATTTAAGGAGGATTATAAAATGTCTACTACCAAAGTTATCACCGGAAAAGTTCGTTTCTCTTATGTCAACATCTTCAAGAGCCGCGCCTTCCAGGCCGGTCAGGACGCCAAGTACAGCATCTGCCTGCTGATCCCCAAGGAGGACAAGGCCACCATCAAGAAGATCCGCGCAGCCATCGACGCAGCCGTCCAGGACGGCATCAGCTCCAAGTGGAACGGCAAGAAGCCTGCCAACCTGAAGCTGCCCCTGCGTGACGGCGACGCTGAGCGTGCCGACGAGGCTCCTGAGTACGAGGGTATGTACTTCCTCAACTGCAACAGCACCCAGAAGCCCGGCATCGTGGACAAGGATCTGAACGAGATCCTGGACCCCGACGAGGTCTACTCCGGCTGCTGGGGCCGTGCCTCCATCAACTTCTTCCCCTTCAACACCAGCGGCAACAAGGGCATCGGCGTGGGCCTGAACAACATCCAGAAGCTGAAGGACGACGAGCGCCTGGGCGCTGCCCGTGCATCTGCCGAGTCTGACTTCGGCGACGATGACTACGAGGACGAGGAAGACTTCTAAGGAGGGACAACGATGCACCGAGTTATGGGCGTAGATATAGAAACCTATAGCTCCGTGGATCTGACCGACGCGGGCGTCTATGCCTACACAGAGGCGCCCGACTTCGACATCCTGCTGATCTCGTACATTTTCGACGACTGGGGCGAGGATGAAGTCCGGACCATCGACTGCTTCGATGCAGATCCGGACATGATGGCCGAGTTCTGCGAGGCCCTCACCGACCCCCAGATCGTCAAGACTGCCTTCAACGCAAACTTCGAGCGCACCTGTCTGGCCAAATGGCTGAACAAGCCCATGCCGCCCGAGGAATGGCGCTGCACCATGGTCAAGGCGCTGACGCTGGGCCTGCCAGGCAATCTGGCGGGCGCCGGCGTGGCGCTGGGCCTCCCGGCTGATAAGCTGAAGGATCCCCAGGGCAAGGCGCTGATCCAGTTTTTCTCGAAGCCGTGCAAGCCTACCCGGACCAACGGCCAGAGGACGAGGAACCTCCCCGCGCATGATCCGGCCAAGTGGCAGCTCTACAAGAACTACAACCGGCAGGACGTCGTGACCGAGCAGGAGATCCTCCGGAAGCTATCCATCTACAAAACCCCAGAGGACGAGCAGGCGCTCTGGTCTCTGGATCAACACATGAACGACAACGGCGTGAGGCTCGACATCCCCATGGTCGAGAAGATCGTCGAGTATGACACCCGGCGCCGGCAGGAGCTCCAGGAGGAAGCTCAGGAGCTTACCGGCTTGAAAAACCCGAACAGCCTGGCACAGCTGAAGCGCTGGCTCTCTGAGCAGGGCGTGGAGATGGCCAACGTCACCAAGGACACCATCGCCGAAGCCCTCCAGGATCCTGCGCTGCCGGAAGTCGTCCGGCGCGTGCTGGAGATCCGCACGGCCCTGGGCAAGACCAGCGTGGCCAAGTACAGCACGATGCTGGTGGCACACTGCCAGGATCACCGGCTGCGAGGCATCCTTCAGTTCTACGGCGCCAACCGCTCCGGTCGATGGGCCGGCCGACTGGTGCAGACCCACAACCTGGCCAAGAATTCGCTGCCGGATCTCGCTCTGGCCCGTGAGCTGGCCGCCGAGGGAGACTTCGACACCATGGGCACCCTGTTCGGCGAGACGGCCTTCGTCTTCTCCGAGCTGATCCGGACGGCCTTCATCCCGTCCGACGGCTGCCGCTTCATCGTCTCCGACTTCTCCGCCATCGAGGCTCGCGTGCTGGCATGGCTCGCCGGCGAGGAGTGGGTGTTGGAAGCCTTCCGCAACGGCGAGGACATCTACTGCAAGACCGCCTCCATGATGTACCACGTCCCCGTGGAGAAGCACGGAGCCAACAGCCACCTCCGCCAGAAGGGCAAGGTCGCCGTGCTGGCCTGCGGCTACCAGGGCGGCGTCGGCGCCATGAAGCGCATGGACCGCAGCGGCAGCATCCCGGAGGACGAGCTCCAGAGCGTCGTGGACCAGTGGAGGCAGGCCAACTCCAAGGCCGTCAAGCTCTGGAGGACCTGCGAGCTGGCAGCGCGGACAGCCATCGAGGAGCACCGCACCGTCCGACTGAAGAATGGCGTCGCCTTCGGCTACATCAACGGCAACCTGTTCATCAAGCTGCCCAGCGGCCGGAAGCTCTGCTACTGGGACACCCGGCTGAAACTCGACCCCCGCGATGGCCGCGAGCACATCGTCTACATGGGAGTAAACCAGGAGACGAAGCAGTGGGGCGAGACCGAGACCTACGGCGGCAAGCTGGTCGAAAACATCGTCCAGGCCACCGCCAGAGACTGCCTGGCCATCTCAATGCAGAGAGTCGCAGCTCTGGGCTACAACATCGTGATGCACGTCCACGACGAGATCATCGTGGACTGCCCAATCGAGGACACCGGCGCCATGGACCGGATCAACGCCTGCATGGCGGAGCCGATCCCCTGGGCGCCCGGCCTACCACTTCGGGGCGACGGCTACGAGACCCCGTTCTACATGAAAGACTAAGGGGGGGGATCTCCCTCCTCCACCACAGAAAAGGAGGACAGCGATGGAACCTATCAAGATACGCTGGGAGACAGGCCACATGGAGATCAACCCCGACGTCTTTTTCCCGACAACTGCAGCCAGGATCCGGAAGCTCCTCCGGGTGGTCGCCCTGGACTATACGCATCAGGACGACCTCCGGATGCAGATGGCACGGTATTGTGAAGACCGGGCCCAGGAGATCCTGGACGACCGCAAGCGTCTCGCCAACGAGGCCGTAAACTACCACCAAAAAGTCACCGACTTACAGCCACCCATTGACACCTGCAAGCGCCGGATCACGGCGCTGAGGGCCTGCATCCAGGAGCAGCCGAAAAAAGCCCGCGAGCTGGGCTACCGTGACCGGCTGCAAGAGGAGCAGGAGGCTCTCAAAAAGCTGAAGGCCCGGCAGAGCGCCGCGCTGGCTGCCTTCAAAAAGAAGCAGCGCGAGTTCGAGGCTGCGGAAGGCGTGGCCAAGAGACTGAGACAGAACGCGGAGGTGCTGAAGTCATGAAGAACACAGCCGAAAAGCTCAGCACCCCGCTGTTCACTGTCAGACACAACGGGGATCTGCTGATCTCCCTGGGCAAGAGTCGCTACGAGACCGCCTGGAAAAATAAGACCATGAGCTGGGCCGTGCTGCTGAATAAGCTGGCCCGCTCCCAGCAGACAGCTGAGACTCATGCCGAGTACATGAAAATGAGCAAGGAGCAGCAGGACCGGATCAAGGACATCGGCGGCTTCGTCGGCGGTCATCTGAAGGACGGACGCCGCAAGACCGGCTACGTCACCGGCCGCCAGCTGCTCACCCTCGACCTGGACTTCCCTCCGGCCGACTTCTGGGACACCATCATCAACAACCTGGAGATCAACAGCGCCCTGGCCGTCTACTCCACGCATAAGCACACAGCGGCGAAGCCTCGCTACCGTCTGATCATGCCCCTCGACAGAGAGGTCACTCCGGACGAATACGAAGCCATCGCCCGCAAGATCGCCGAGAAGATCGGCATCGACTACTTCGACGACTCCACCTTCCAGCCGACCCGTCTGATGTACTGGCCGAGCCACAGCGCGGACGTCGATCCGTTTTTCCAATTCTACGACGCGCCCTTCCTCTCCGCCAGCTCCGTGCTGGACGAGTACCCGGACTGGACCGACACCAGCTACTGGCCGGAGTCGTCCCGCATGGCCGGGATCCGGAAGCGTCAGGCAGACAAACAGGGCGACCCGCTGGCCAAGAAGGGCATCGTGGGCGCCTTCTGCCGCACCTATACCATCACCCAGGCCATCGCGGCCTTCCTGCCGGACGTCTACACCCAGACGGCCAAAGAGGACCGCTACACCTACGCAGCCGGCTCCACGGCCGCCGGTCTCGTGGTCTATGACGGCGACGTCTTCGCCTTCTCCAATCACAGCACGGATCCGGCCGGCGGGCAGCTCTGCAACGCCTTCGACCTGGTCCGCCTGCATAAGTTCGGCGACCATGACGACGGCAGCGAGGACAAGACCGGTCGCGACCGCCCCAGCTACAAAGAGATGGCCAAGTTCGCCTCGGAGGACCCGAGCGTTCGCATGACGCTCGCGAACGATACCCGAGCGAGGGCCGTGCTCGACTTCGAGAGCGAGATGCTGGAAGCCGACAATGACTGGGAGGCCAAACTGGTCAGATCCGAGAGCGGCGACGTCAAGCCGCTGATCACCAACGCGATCCTGATCCTGGAGAACGCTCCGGAGCTCCAGGGGATCCGGCACAACGAGCTGAGCGGCGCCATCGAGGTCAAGGGCAAGCTGCCCTGGAGCCGCCCGAGCAAATACTGGCGCGACGCCGACGAGGCGCAGCTCTACAGCTGGGTGGCCGACAACTTCGGCGTCCAGTTTCCGGAGAACAAGTTCACCAAGGCGCTGACCGTGGTCACAGACAAGCGCAGCTTCAACCCTCTGAGGGACTACGTCCGGGGCCTTCCCGAGTGGGACGGCGTGCCGAGAGTGGACACGCTGCTGGTCGACTACCTGGGCGCCGAGGACACCGCCTACACCAGAGCCGTCACCAGGAAGACCCTGATCGGAGCCATCCAGCGCGTGCTGGATCCCGGCTGCAAGTTCGACACCGTCCTGGTCCTCGATGGCAAGCCCGGCATCGGCAAGAGCACCCTGCTCCGGAAGCTGGGCGGGAAATGGTTTAGTGACTCCCTCAGTCTGGCCGACACCAGGGACAAGACCGCAGCCGAGAAGCTGCAAGGCGTCTGGATCATGGAGATCGGCGAGATGCAGGGCACCAGGAAGGCCGACGTCGACATCATGAAGGGCTTCATCAGCCGCCAGGTGGACGAGTACCGCGCAGCCTACGGCCGCGTGGTGGAGCGTCACCCGAGGACAGCCATCATCTGCGGCACCACCAACAGCACCACCGGCTTCCTGAGAGACGCCACCGGCAACCGGCGCTTCTGGCCTGTCACCGTCAACGGCGGGGGCCCGCTCTCCGTCTGGGATATGACCGAGGAGACCCGCAGCCAGATCTGGGCCGAGGCCATGCTGTTCGTGGCCGAGGGCGAGACCTCCTACCTGGACGCAGCCATGGAACAGGAAGCCACCAAGGCCCAGCAGGCCGCTCTGATGTACGACGAGCGTGAGGGCCAGGTCATCGACTACCTGGACACCCTGCTGCCGGCGGACTGGTACAACTGGGATCTGAACCAGCGCGTGGACTACTTCCAGCAGCGGGACGTCCTGAGCCCCGACGTGGAGGCCACCATGCAGCGCACGAAAGTCAGCGCCATGGAGATCTTCTGCGAGTGCTTCGGACGGCCTAAGAACTACTGGCAGCGCAAGGACGGCGACGAGATCGCCGGCATCATGGCCAGGATCCCCGGCTGGGAGCGCCCTGCAAATGCGACCATGAGGATCAAAGACTACGGCAAGCAGCGCGTGTTTGTCCGTGCTGGTAACGGTAACGAGGGCCCCGGAACGAGCAAGTGACCACCTGGGGCCTCGTTACCACCGCCAGCGGCGGCAAGTGGTAACACCGCCGCAGTCGTTACCCTTTTCGTTACCCGACACGTTACCGCCGAAAAGCCAGCAACCGCAAGGGAAAAACAGCAGACGGTAACGAGGTAACAACCATTTTATATAGATTATTAAAAAATTACCCCATACACGCAAAAACAGGCACCCGCGAGAGCGTATACGCGCATTATAGGGATTTTTGTGGGCGCTTGTTACCACAGGAGGACACACATGGAACGCGAACGAGATATTGAAAAATGGCTGCGGCAGAAAATCCGGCAAATGGGAGGCGAGGCCATGAAGTTCACCAGCCCCGGCAATGACGGCGTGCCCGACAGGATCGCCATACTTCCGGGAGGACGGGTCTGGTTTATCGAGCTGAAGGTCGCCGGGGAAAAGCCGAAGGCCATCCAGGAGTGGCAGATCGAGCGCCTCCGGAAGCTGGGCTGCAATGTGGCAGTGATCGCCGGCATGGCTGAGGCCCGCAGCTGGATCCAGGAGGTGAGCGCATGAAGTACATCCCCCACGACTACCAGAGCCGGGCCAAGGACTTCATCCTGGAGCATCCAAAGGCTGGGATGCTGCTGGAAATGGGTCTGGGCAAGACAGTCATCACCCTGACCGCCATCGACGTCCTGATCAACGAGCTTTTCGAGGTGGACCGCGTCCTGGTCATCGCACCGAAGCGCGTGGCCGAGGACACCTGGACCCGTGAGCACGCCAAGTGGGACCACCTCCGCCACCTTCGCGTCAGCAAGGTGCTGGGATCGCCGGAGCAGCGTCGCCGGGCGCTGGCCGCAGACGCCGACATCTATGTGATCGGCCGGGACAATGTGGTCTGGCTGGTGGAGCAGTATCTGAAGCAGGGCTGGCCCTTCGACATGGTCGTGATCGACGAGCTCTCCAGCTTCAAGAACCCCCAGGCCAAGCGCTTCCGGGCACTTCGGAAGGTCATGCCAAAGGTGAGCCGCGTCGTCGGTCTGACCGGCACCCCTTCCGCCAACGGCCTGATGGATCTCTGGGCTGAGATCTACCTGCTGGACCGTGGCGAACGCCTGGGCCCGACACTGGGCGCCTACCGCGAGAAATACTTCAGACCCGGAGCCCGGAATGGCTTCGTCGTCTTCAAATGGGAACCCCTGAGAGGATCCCGCGAAAAGATCGAGGCAGCCATCAGCGACATCTGCATCAGCATGAGCGCCGAGGACTATCTGAAGCTGCCGAAGCGGATCGACAACGTGATCCCGGTCAAGCTGACCGCCTCGGAGATGCAGCAGTACAAGACCATGGAGGCCGAGCATCTGCTTCACATCGACGACGAGGACGTGGTGGCCCTGAACGCGGCCGCCGTCATGACCAAGCTCCTCCAGATTGCCAACGGCAGCGTCTACAGTGCCGAGGGCAACGTCGTCCGGCTGCACCGGGCAAAGCTGGAGGCCCTGCTGGAGATCATCGACACCACCGACAGCCCTGTCCTGGTATTTTACAGCTACAAGCACGACCTGGCAGCCATCAAGGAAGCGATCCCCGAGGCCCGGACGCTGGACGGCCCCCAGGACATCGCAGACTGGAACGCCGGCAAGGTCCAAGTGCTCCTGGCGCATCCGGCCAGCGTGGGCTACGGCCTCAATCTTCAGGAGGGCGGCCATGTGATCGTGTGGTACGGTCTGACCTGGAGCCTGGAACTCTACCAGCAGGCCAACGCCCGCCTCTACCGGCAGGGTCAGGAGAAGCCGGTCATCATCCACCACCTGATCGCTGAGGGCACGGCCGACGAGCAGGTCATGAGGGCCCTCCAGGACAAGGACACCAGCCAGGCGGCACTCCTGGCAGCGCTGAAAGAAAGGAGAACACACTGACCGACCTCAACAACCACCTTTTCGAGCAGCTGGAACGGCTGAACGATGACGAGCTGGACGACGCACAGCTGGACAAGGAGCTCCGGCGTGCTGAGGGCATGACCAAAGTCGCCACCCAGATCATCCAGAACGCCGAGCTGGCCTATAAAACCATGGTACACATGGCCGAGTACGGCTACGACCGGAAGGACGCCAGGGACGTGCTGCCGCCTATGCTGGAGGTGAAAAATGGCCAATAGATACCCGCCGGAGGTCCACGACTTCATCGCGGCCAATGTTAAGGGCCGCACCTGCAAGGAGCTCGCAGAGCTGACCAACAAGGAAATGGGCACCAGCTTCACCGAGACCATGATGCACAGCTACAAACACAATCACGCACGGCCTGAAGTCCGGGACGAAGTGCGGCAAGCCCAAAGGCTGGAGCCCGATCTACCCGGAAGGCATGGAGGACTACATCCGCAGCATCGCCGCAGGCCGTACTGTCTACGAGATCACCGACATGGTCAACGAGCGCTTCGGTGCCGGCACCATCGACGCGGTCAGAGTCCGCGCCTTCAAGAAGAACCACGGCATCATCTCCGGACTGAACACCCGCTTCAAGAAGGGATCCGTGCCCTGGACAAAGGGCAAGAAGCAGACCGAGTACATGAGCGAGGAGGCCATCGAACGCACCAAGGCCACCCGCTTCCAGCCTGGGCAGACTCCGGCCAACCTGCTGCCAGTGGGCTCCATCGTGAAGAACGCCGACGGCTACCTTCTCCGGAAGAAGCAGATGGAGGGCAGCCAGTGGGAGCGCTGGGAGTTCCTTCACCGGGCGATCTGGGAGGAGCACAACGGGCCGATCCCGGAGGGCATGATGGTCAGTTTTAAGAACGGCGACAAGGAGGATCTGGACATCGACAACCTGATGCTGATCACGAACGCCGAGAACCTGGAGCTGCATCGCTCGCAGCTTCGCTTTACAGAGAGAGAACTCACTGAGACCGGGCTGACCCTGGTCAAGTTAAAAATAAAAACCCGAGAAAGGAGAAAAGCATGATCGGATATTTAAGCGGCCCCATCACGGGCCAGAAGAACTACCGGCAGCAGTTCGCCAGAGCTGCCGGAGCCCTGAAAGAGCTGGGCTACATAGTCATCAACCCCGCAGAGCTGGGCACTGCCCTCCCTCTGGACCACATGAGCTACGAGGACATCATGAAGATCGACCTGGAGCTGCTGGCCACTGCTGACTACCTGGTGCAGCTTCCAGGCTGGGAGCGATCACCCGGCGCCAACCGCGAGCTGGGCTTCGCCCTGGGCACCGACAAGATCGTCGTCGGCCTGGAGCAGCTTCTCACGAAGGAGGTGACGCTGCCATGGACTTAAACGAGACTTATGACTTCCTGATGCAGATCCGAAGGAAGGAGATCATCATCCGCCGGAAAGAGATGCAGCGGGACGAGCTGAGGGCCTGCCTGCTGCCGGGCGCCGTCAGATATGACAAGGACCGCGTCCAGAGCTCACCGACCGACACCATGGCCGACGTCCTGGCCAGAGTGGACGAGCTGGACCATGAGATCGAGCAGCTGAGGCACGAGAAGGCCCAGCTGATCCTGGAGATCAGCAACGCCATCAAGCAGCTGGAGGATGACACGGAGAAGGTCGTCCTGACTGAGTTCTACATCGCCCGGGCGCCGATGTCTCAGGTGGCCGACACCATCCACTACAGCATCCGCAGGGCCTACTACTACCGCAAGAGCGGCGTCGAACATTTAGGGGAGGTATTGACATCATGATCAAACTGTTAAAAGGCAACTGTCTCGACCTGCTGAGGAGCCTGGAAGCTGACAGCGCGGATCTCGTTCTGATAGATCCGCCATATTCCAGCGGCGGCCTGTTCGCCGGCGACCGGAAGCAGGACACCCGCGTCAAGTACACCGACTCGGACTTCAATGGCGCCGCACGCTTCCCCAGCTTCTCCGGCGACAATATGGACCAGCACAGCTTCATCCAGTTTATGACCCATGTCAGCATGGAGCTGAGAGAGCTCACAAAGGAGGGCGGCGTGATCGCTGCCTTCATCGACTGGAGAAACCTCCCGGCCATGACTGACGCGATCCAGATGGCCGGCTGGGTATGGCGTGGGATCATCGTCTGGGACAAGGGCATCAGCCGCAACATCCCCGGCCGCTTCCGTAATGACTGCGAGTACATCGTCTGGGGCACCAATGGCCGGAAAGAGGTGGACTGGAAGGCAGCCAAGGGCGTCAAGGCTATGCCTGGCATCTATCACATCAACGGCGTCAATACTAAGCAGAAGCACCACCAGACAGAGAAGCCCGTGGAGCTCCTGAAGGCTCTGATCCAGATCTGTCCAAGGGGGGGACCGTGGTGGACTGCTTCATGGGATCCGGCAGCACTGGCGTCGCTTGTGTCCAGGAGGGCCGGAACTTCATCGGCATCGAGCTGGGCGACCAATACTTCGAGACGGCGCAGCAGCGCATCCAGGAGGCCGAGGACGAGCACCTGAACGACTTCTGAAAAGTCGGCACACATTGCAAAGAAATCTGTGTTATAATGCTATCGTGGAAATTTGAGAGCAGGCACGAGTGGCCTGCTCTCTTTTCATTCAAAACCGACGAATAAGGAGGCGGCGAGGTCATGCCCAAGGCAAGGAACTCGAAGGTAGACGAGGCCCTTGCACTCTACCAGCAGGGCCTCAAACTAATCGAGATAGCAAAGCAGCTGGATCTCCCGGAGGGGACGGTCCGCCGCTGGAAATGCACATATAAGTGGGACGGCGAGAAAACCGAACGCTCGCAACCCAAAAAACCGAACGCTCGCAAACGTGGCGCCCAGCCGGGCAACAAGAACGGCAAGGGCGGGCCACCTGGGAACAGGAAGGCCGAGAAGTTCGGCTTCTACAACAAGTATCTACCAGAGGAGACGCTGGAGATCTTCGGAGAGATCGAGAACGCTGACCCGCTCGATCTGCTCTGGGACCAGATCCGCTTCTCCTACACGGCCATCCTCCGGGCCCAGCGCATCGCTTACGTCAAAGACGCCGAGGACAAGACCATCGAGAAGATCGAGGACCGCTCCGGTGCTGAGTCCTGGGGCGAGAAGTGGGAAGTGCAGCAGGCCTGGGATAAGCAGGCCAACTTTATGAAGGCCCAGGCGAGAGCCATGGACACCCTCCGGAGCCTGATCAAGCAGTACGACGAGATGCTGCACAAGGACTGGGACGCTGTCACTGAGGAACAGAAGGCCCGCCTGCAAGCTCTGAGGACTAAGATCAACGACGGCGCGGATCAGGTCGGAAAGGTGGTTATCATCAATGACACAAACGACCCGCATCAGTGACCTGATCATCCGGAAGTTCTGGCCGGTATTCAACGACCGGGACCACACCCACAAGATCCTGACCTCCGGCCGTGCCGGCACGAAGTCGTCAGAGGCTGCCATCGAGGTCGTGTATAAGATCGTCAGCGAGGAGGACTGCTCTGCCGTGGTCATCCGCAAGCGGCACAACAAGCTCCGGAAGACGGTCTACAAGGAAATCAAGCGAGCGATCAAGAGGCTGGGGCTCTCTGAGTCGCTGTTCAAAATCACCGTGAGCCCCATGGAAATCACATACAAGGCCAACGGGAACACCATCTACTTCACCGGATCCGACAACATCGACGACACCAAGGGCATCATCGACGAGAACAAGCCCATCAAGATCGTCCTGCTGGACGAGGTGAGTGAGTTCTTTGAGCAGGGCGAGGGCGAGGACGAGCTCCAGAACATCGAGGCGACCTTCATCAGAGGCAACGCCGAGGGCTTCCAGATGCTCTACCTCTACAACCCGCCAAAGAACCCCAACGCGCCGGTCGTTACCTGGTGCCGGAAGATGGAGAAGCGCCCGGACTGCATCCACGTCCATGTGGACTACCGGGACGTGCCTCCTGAGTGGCTGGGTCTGAAGCTGATCGAGTCGGCCGAGATCCTTCGGGAGATCGACGAGCGGCAGTGGCGCTGGCTCTGGCTGGGCCTCTCCATCGGCGTCGACGAATTGATCTACTATATGTTCGGCGACGCTGCTATCGCACGACCGGAGGCCGAGAGCTACCGGATCATCGGCGTCGGCGTGGACTATGGCCAGCAGAACGCCACCACCTTCCAGGCTGCCGGGCTCAATGAGTCCGCGAGACGACTGGAGGGCCTGGCTGAGTATTACCACAGCGGCCGGGAGTCCGGCACGCAGAAAAGCCCGAGCGAATACGCCAAGGACTTCGTCAAGTTCCTGGACGAGCTGCATGAGACATACTCGTGCAGCTATTTTTATACCTTCATCGACCCGTCGGCTCGCGGTCTGATGGAGGAGATCAAGCGGGCGACCAGGGGCGCCGGCTACACCGTGCTGATCCGTGACGCCGAGAACGAGGTGGCGCTGGGGATCTCCCGCGTGCAGAAGCTCCTGACCTTCAAGCTGTTGACCGTGTCCCCGGATCAGGAGAACGCCGTCCGGGAGTTCGGTCTGTATGAGTACGACAAGGACAGCATCGACAGGGGCCGAGAGGTGCCGGTCAAGCAAGACGACCATGCCATGGACGCGATCCGCTACCTGGTCATGGGAATGTGGTCCAAATTAAAACACTACCTACCCGTCAGGGATAAAGAGGAGGAGCCGGAAGGAGTCATAAAATGAACATTTTCGAGTATTTCAAGAAGAAGGGCATCGACACCATCGACAGCTCCTTCTACAGTAAAATTTCCATGTGGGACAGCTGGTACAGGGCGAACGTGAAGCGCTTCCACCAGTACCGCGTCTACCATGGCACCGGGCAGTATGAGCGCTGCCATCGCAAGAGCCTGGGCATGGCCAAGAAGCTCTGCGAGGACATCAGCGACCTGCTGCTGAATGAGCGTGTCACCATCACCGTCAAGGACGAGACCACGGCCAAGTATGTCCGCAGCGTTTTGGATGCTGCGAACTTCTCCGTGCAGGGCAACGAGTACCAGGAACGCAAGGCCGCCTGCGGCACCGTGGCCTATGTCCCGTATTTGACCAATATGGAAGTGGCCGAAGATGGCAGCGTCCTGAGCGCTGACGTCAAGCTGGACTATGTGGTAGCCAAGAACATCTACCCCACAGCCTGGGAGAACTCCAAGATCACCGAGGTCATCTTCGCATTTCCGAAGACCTACAAGCGCAAGAAGTACGTCCAGCTCCAGCACCACAAGCTGGCGCCCTGGCAGGACGAGGCCGGCAACGACCTCGGCTACCAGTACATCATCGAGAACAGCGTCGTGGAGTGCAGCTCCGGCGCTGGCCGGGATCTGACGCCCGCCGAGTGGAACGCGATCCCGCACTTCGAGGGCCTGGCTGCCAGAGTCGAGACCGGCTCCGACCGGCCTCAGTTTATCATCGACAAGCTGAACATTGCGAACAATGTGGACGAGGACGACACGAACCCGATGGGCGTGGCCCTTTTCGCCAACAGCATCGACGTCCTGGCCAAGATCGACCTGGAGTACGACAGCTACGCCAACGAGTTCACCCTCGGCCGCAAGCGCATCTTCGTGGCACCTGAGATGCTGACCGACGCCAACGGCTCCCAGGTATTCGATCCCGACGACAGCGTCTTCTACACGCTGCCGGAGGACTACTTCAAGAACACCAAGGAAGCGCTGCACGAGGTCAACATGGAGCTGAGGACTGAGCAGCACGAGCAGGCCATCAACAACGACCTGAACCTGCTGAGCTTCAAGTGCGGCTTCGGCACCCAGTATTATCGCTTCGAGCGCGGCACGGTCGCAACGGCCACCCAGGTCATCAGCGAAAACTCCGATATGTACCGCACAATCCGCAAGCACGAGATCATCCTCCGGGATGCTCTCACCGATCTGATCCGGACGATCATCCGCCTGGGCAAGACCGCCAACGTGACCGGCCTGGTGGAGAACACCGACATCGTGATCGATTTCGACGACTCCATCATCGAGGACAAGCAGACGGAACGCGCAGAGGACCGCAAGGACGTCGCCATGGGCGCCATGGGTCTGCCGGAGTACCGCGCCAAGTGGTACGGCGAGACTGAGGAGGTCGCAGCCTCTAAGCTGCCCGACCAGTCTGCGGCCGTCATGATGTAACCCCATGGACGAGAGCTACCAGAACGCCCTCGCCGCTGGGATCGAGGCAAAATACCGGGCGCTGGAGATGTCGATCATGGACGACATCATCCGCAGGATCCGGAAGGCCGGCACCATCACGGACGCGGCCGACTGGCAGATCCAGCGCCTGATCATCCTGGGCAACAGCACCCAGGACATCGAGGACCTGGTCCGCAAGGCCGTCGACGGCAACGAGGACGAGGTCCGCAGGCTCTACGCTGAGGTCATCGAGAAGGAATACACCCGAGACCGCAGCCTCTACGAGCAGATCGGCAAGGAGTTCATCCCCTACGAGCTCAACCCGGAGCTCCAGCAGATCACTGACGCCCTGGTGCAGCAGTCCTCTGAGGAGCTCTACAACATCACCAGGAGCACCGGCTTCATGCTGGAGAACGGCAGCGGCCGGAAAGTCTTCACTCCCCTGGCGGATGTCTACAACGGCTACCTGGACGACGCCATCACCGGCATGGCCGAGGGAGCCTACGACTACAACACACTGGTCCGCCGTCTGGTCAGCCAGATGACGGCCTCCGGCCTCCGGACTGATCACGCCTTCAGCGATGGCGGCAGCGACTACGGCGTGGACTACGCCAGCGGCTGGCACAATCGCGTGGACGTGGCCGCCCGTCGTGCTCTGCTCACCGGCTTCGGTCAGCTGACGCAGCACGTCACGGATCTGAACGCTCAGCGCCTCGGCACCAATTACTTCGAGGTCACATGGCACGCCGGAGCCCGTCCGGAGCACGCTGCCTGGCAGGGCAAGGTCTACACTAAGGAGCAGCTGACGACCAAGTGCGGCCTGGGCACCGGTCCCGGCCTTCTCGGATGGAATTGCCGGCACACCTACTACCCGTTCATCCCGGGAGTGAGTGAGCGGCTCTACACCGACGAATGGCTGAAGGAACAGAACGCCCGGGAGGCAACTCCTCGCCGCTTCCGTGGCAAGGAGTACACCGCCTACGAGGCCACCCAGAAGCAGCGCCAGATGGAGACGGCCATGAGGGCCCGCCGTGAGCAGGTGCAGCTCCTCCGCACCGGCGGCGCCGACAAGGAGGACATCACCATCGCCCAGTGTAAGTACCAGGCCCAGCTGGAACAGTACCGCAGCTTCTCGGCCGCGATGGGTCTGGAGGAACAGATGGAGCGCGTCTACTCTGGACGCACCAAGGGCCGGATCTCTCCGAGCCCGCAGGTCTACGCCCAGTGGCAGGCTGAGCAGATCGCCAAGGCGCAGGAACGCGCCGAGAAGCGCCGCAGGGCCGACCAGGACGCCGCTCAAAGAGGAGGAAGCACATGATCACCATCCACGTCACCGACAACAGCCTGAGCGTCACAGGGCACGCTGAGCGGCCCGCTGGCGTGCCTCCTGGCAATAACATCGTCTGCGCGGCCGTGTCTTCGGTCACGCTGACACTGGTCGAAGGGCTGCGAGAGGTCGCGGGCCTGAACATCGAGGCCGTCACTGATCCGGGCAACGTGCAGATCAGATGGGACCGGATGAACGACATCGGCCAGGCCCTGATCGACACCTGGCTCCTGGGGATCTTCGGGATCCAGGGCAGTTATGGAAATATCACAATAGTTTAAGCGCCGCGAGGCGCTTTTATTATGGGCAGACGCCGCTCCCAAAATGCGGCGGGAATGTTCACGACACATCACAAAAACGGAGGAAATAACAATGCACAAGTTTTTCAACCTTCAGCTCCTGGACGACGGCGGCCAGGGCGGCGCTGGCAATGGCCAGGGCGGCAACGCCGGATCTGGCAACGGCGGCCAGGCAGGAAACGCCGGGAATAATGGCGGAAACAATGGCGCCAGCTACAGCTTCCAGCAGGCCGAGGAGATCGCAAACGCCAGAGCGCAGCGTGCAGAACGCTCCGCCCTCGCTTCCTACTTCCAGCAGCAGGGTCTGAGCGAGGACCAGGTGACTCAGGCGATCAATGACTTCAAGGCTCACCAGGCAGCGCAGAAGCCCAACGTGGACGCCATCACTAAAGAGCGCGACGAAGCTCGCGCCGAACTGGCTGCAATGAAAAACAGCCAGAAGCTCACCCAGCTGGGAGTCCGTCCTGAGTTCTCCCGCTTCGTTCTCTCTGAGATCGACGCACTCATGAAGGAGGACAGCAAGCTCGACTTCGACAAAGCTGCGGCCAAGTTCCTGAAGGAAAACCCGCAGTATAAGACTGGGAACAGTTCCTACCGTGTGAAGACCGGCACCGACGGCTCTGGTGCAGGCAGCGCCGACAACAAGGGCAACGCCTTCATCAATGACGCCATCCGCAGGGCTGCACGGAAATCTTTCTAAAATCTATGGAGGTATAACCACATGAAAAAGTATTTCAATCTTCAGCTGTTTGACACTGACGTCAACATCATCGACCGCTCCGGCGCCGAGTCTCTGATCCCTGACGAGCGTGCTGCCGAAATCATCCAGGGCGCCATCGAGCAGTCCACTGTTCTGTCCATGGGCCGCCGTCTGGCCAACATGACCGCAGCCCAGACCCGTCTCCCTGTTCTGGACGCTCTGCCTATCGCCTACTTCGTGAACGGCGACGTTGGCCAGAAGAAGACCACCAAGCAGGCATGGGACAAGAAGACCATTATCGCCGAGGAGATCGCGGTCATCGTTCCCATTCCCGAGGCAGTTCTGGACGACGCCGACTACGACATCTGGGGCGAGGTCCGTCCTCGTATCCAGGAGGCTTTTGGCAAGGTCATCGACGCCGCCATTCTGTTCGGCACTGACAAGCCTGCAACCTGGCGCGAAGGTCTGGTGCCTTCTGCTAAGACCGCCGGCGCTGTTAGGGCTCTGACTGCTGACCTCTATACTGACCTGCTCGGCGAGGGCGGCGTCATCTCCAAGGTCGAGGAGTCCGGCTACTTCGTCACCGGCCACGCCGCTGACATTTCCATGCGTGCGAAACTGCGCGGCCTGAAGGACGGCAACGAGCGTCCTCTGTTCCTGAACTCCATGCAGCAGGTCGGCAACTACACCCTGGACGGCTCCGCCATCAACTTCCCTCGTAACGGCTCCTTCGACAAGGCTCAGGCCCTGCTGATCTCCGGCGACTTTTCTCAGCTGGTGTATTCCATCCGCCAGGACATCACCTTCAAGCTGTTCACTGAGGGCGTCGTGCAGAACACTGACGGCTCCATCGCCTACAACCTGATGCAGAACGACATGGTCGCTCTCCGTGCTGTTATGCGTCTGGGCTGGGAGATCCCCAACCCTGTCAACAGCCTGGAAAAGGACAAGACCAAGCGCTTCCCCTTCGCTGTCCTGACTCCTGGCGCCTAAGTAAAGGAGGTGCAGCCTGATGTACGTCTCCTACGACTTTTATAATCAGACCTTCGGGACCACGATCCCGAAGGCTGACTTCCCCAAGGCCGAGGCCAAAGCGGAGGCGGTCATCGGCTACCTGACCTATATCAACGGGAACATCTTCGCCAAAGAGGACAACCGCGTGAAGCTCGCGGTCTGCGCTGCGGCGGAGGTGGTCCATTACTACAACACCCAAGCCAGTGCCAACGGCAACCAGGCTGCAGGAGTGAAAAGCGAGTCCAACGACGGCTACTCTGTGACCTACATCACGGAAGGCCAGGACGGCCAGACGGCTGAGGAGCTTCTCCGGAAGAAGATCTACGAGGCCGTCCGCGTCTACCTGCTGCCGACCGGATGGCTGAGTCGAGTGCTGAAGGGAGGCTGCCGCCATGTATGTACAGAAGGCGATCACAGTCTTTAATAAGCGTCTGAGCGCTGACCGTCGCGAGGTCTACTTCCCGACCTGCATCCGCAGCGCGTCGTTCCTGGAAAAGCAGGGCTCCGGCCACTCTACGGACGGAGCCCACTCCCAGAGCCTCACCTACAAGCTGAGGATCCCGCTGGGAGCGAAGATCCAGGATGACCGGAGCTACATCCCCGAGGCTGAATATGCCCGGATAGACGACGCCGCAGCTGCCTCAGTCTGGACGCTTCAGACGGGCGACTATGTGGTGCCGCTGGAGACTGCTCTGGCGGGTCCGATTGACTACGGCCAGCTGGAGGAGCTCGCAGCTCTCAGCCAGCTGATCCACGTCAAGGAATACGCGGACAACACCATCAGAGGCTCGGCCGCAGTGAAGCACTGGCGGATCGGAGGCGAATAATGGCGTTTAAGCCCATCACAAGCCCGAGGGGCGCCATCATCCAGGGAAAGAACGGCAAGGTCGAACTGATCTGGAACGCCGGCTGCGCCCCGAGAATGAACGAAGTGCTCAGCAGAAAGCAGGAGATCATCGACAGCGAAGTGCTCAGGCTCTGCGCTCCGATGGTCCCTAAGCGCACCGGCGCCCTGGAGCGATCCGGCACGCTGGGCACTGTTATCGGCTCCGGCGAGGTGCAGTACATCGCACCCTACGCCCGGCCGCAGTATTACAACACCAGCCAGACCCGCAGCTACGACTCCAGGCGTGGCGGTATGTGGTTTGAGCGCATGAAAACCGCACACAGGGCTCAGATCCTGAAGCTGGTCAACGGAAAGTAAAGGAGGCCCTACATGGTCAAGTCAATCATCGAGGGCATCGCTGACTACTTCAGGGAGTGCCCTCTCCTCAGTGCCGGAGTGTTCCGCGTCGACGCCCTGGGAGACAAGCCGCAGGAGTACACCATCGAGACCGGGATCTTCAACCCGATCATTGAGACGTACATCGACGGCAGCTCTGACCGGCGTTACCAGTTCAACTTCGGCAGCCGGGAGTATTACAGCATGGACCGGCTCCAAAACATCGCCAACAGCACCTTCTACGAGGACTTCGCCAACTGGGTCGAAGCTCAGGAGGCTGCCGGCAATTTTCCGGAGCTGCCCGAAGGTATGCACCCGGAACAGCTCAGCGTGCTCTCGTCCGGCTATATGTTCGACGAGTCCATGAGGAACGCACGCTACCAGATCCAGTTAGAACTCATTTATCACAAGGAGGCATAAAAGCATGAAAAAATTCAACCTTCAGCTCTTTGACGAGAGCCGTGCTGCTCTGCTTCGCAACGCCATCGCGGACTATGCCGAGATCGACGGCAGCTACGAGCTCATGGGCACCGGCTTCACCACTCTGGACGAGAGCCCCAACGCACAGACCGACAGCGAGACCTACATCAACGAGGTCACTGCATCCACCGACATCACCAGCTACGAGACCGAGTTCGCCTATGAGTCCCGCCTCATTCCTTCCCAGAAAGCGATCTACAAGCTCTGGAAGATGGGCCGCGACCATGCCACCGGCAGCGACGCCCAGCTGAAATACGTCCGCGTGGAGCTGTTCAACCCCATCGGCGAGCCTTCTGCGGACTCTGCCGAGTACACTGCCCGCCTGTTCATCGTGGCCAATGAGGTCAGCGAGAACTCCGGCGCCGGCGGCGAGAAGATCAGCGTCTCCGGCACTCTGCACGCGGTCGGCGATCCCGTCCAGGGCAAGTTTGACACCGTGGCCAAGAAGTTCACCGAGGGCTCCTTCCAGGGCAAGTACGACACCGCAGCAGCGGGCTAATTAACGCAACTACTGGCTCCGCGCAGCTGGCCTGATCAGGCAGCGGGCGACCAGGCACCAGCAGGCTATACGGTGCAGCCTGCTGGTGCTTTTTCATAGCACCGACCAATGGAGGAAAACAAAATAATGGATTTGATCATCAACGGCATCAAGCTCGAAGGCGACCTCATGGACGCGGACTTCATGGAGAAGTTCGAGTCGTCCATGATCAAAATGCGCGACAGCGCACAGGCAAAGAAGCGCGAGAACTTCCCGACCGCTGCGGCCAACTACCGCGCCCAGTGTGAAGTGGTCAACACTTGCTTCGACGAGATCTTCGGCGACGGCACGGCTCAGAAGCTGTTCGGCGGCAAGATGAACGTCATGGAGCACCTGAAGGCCATCGAGAAGGTGAGCGAGTGGGCAGCCGGGGAGCGCAAGACTCTCAACGACTTCACCAACCGCTACACCCAGCGCCAGCAGAACGCCGTCCGTAATATGCAGACCGCGCAGTTCGTCTCCCAGAAGCACGGCAAGGGTAAAAAGCGCTGAACCTGCTGATCGACGGGCTCCCGGAGACGGTCGAGATCGCGGGCCAGACGGTCCGGATCGACACCAGCTTCCGCACGGGCATTTTGTTCGAGGAGCTTCTGCAAGACTCTCAGCTCGACGATCTGGAGAAGATCCAGACCGCGCTGAGCCTGTACTTCCCCGGCGTCTTCTTCGACTTCGATGTGATCGAGGAGGCGTTCCAGGCGCTGGTCTGGTTTTACCGCTGCGGCACGGATCCCGCAGAGACGACGGGCACCGGCAAGGACAGCGGCATCAACGAGGACCCGCCTTTTTCCTACGAGCACGATGCAGATTATATTTATTCCGCGTTTATGCAGGCGTATGGCCTGGATCTGGCGCGGCAGCCCCTCCACTGGTGGCAGTTCCGAGCGCTCTTTAGATCGCTACCTGAAGACACGCAGCTGGTCAAGATCATCGGCTACCGCACGATGAAGATCCCGGCCAAGACGTCCAAGGAGCAGCGGCAGCACTATGAGAAACTGAAGCGGATCTATGCGCTTCCTCAGTCGGCTGACCGTCAGCAGCTCGAAAGTGACCTGAACAACCTACTCATGAACGGCGGCAACCCTGCCGCACTACTGAATAGCGAGGTAAGGTCATGGCATCAGATGGAACCTTAAAATTTGACACAAGCCTGGACTCCGGCGGTCTACAGTCGGGGATGGGCAAGGTCGCGAGCATCGCCCAGCAGGCGCTGGGCGTGTTCAGCGGCCAGATGATGACCAGGGCCGTCGATAGCCTGGTCAACCTCGGGAAGACAGCCCTCGACAGTGTGGGCTCTCTCGAACAGAACATCGGCGGCGTCGAGACGCTGTTCGGCGACACGGCCGACGCAGTCATCGCCGCAGCAGACAGAGCCTACCAGACGGCGGGAATGTCTGCCAACGATTACATGAGCACGGTCACGAGCTTCTCGGCGTCCCTGCTCCAGTCCCTCGGAGGTAACACCGAGGAAGCCGCCAAGGTGGCGGACATGGCCATCATCGACATGGCCGACAATGCGAACAAGATGGGCACGTCGATGGACATGATCCAGAACGCGTACCAGGGCTTCGCTAAACAAAACTACACCATGCTGGACAACCTGAAGCTGGGCTACGGCGGCACGAAGACCGAGATGGAGCGACTGCTGGCCGATGCTCAGGAGCTGACGGGCGTCAAGTATGACATCAACAACCTGAATGACGTCTACCAGGCGATCCACGTCATCCAGGAGGAGATGGGGATCACCGGCACCACAGCGAAGGAAGCCTCCGAGACTCTGGAGGGCTCCATGGCTGCGGCGAAGGCTGCCTGGGACAACTTCATGAACGGCTCCGGCGATGCTGATCAGCTGGCTGACGCCTTCGCAACGGCGGCCGACAACATCGTCAAAAACCTGGCCGAGATCATCCCTCGCTTCGCTGAGACGCTGCCCGCGCTGGCCGGCGCCATCGTGAAGCAGATCCCGGGCCTCGCCGCTGCTATTGTGCCCGCCGTCCTGTCTGCTGGCCAGAGTGTGCTGGAGCAGGCGCGGGACGCTGTCACGGAGTTCGACTTCGTAGCTGCGGCCGAGAAGGTCGTGGAGGGCGTCGCTGACTTCATCGAAGGCGACGGCCTGGGCGCCTTCCTGGGCTGCCTCGTTTCGATCTTCACCGGCATCGTGAACGGCATCAGCTCCATGCTGCCGACGCTCCTGCCCGCACTGGTCGAGCTGATCGCCTACACAGCGACCACACTGGTCGAGCAGCTGCCGGCTCTCCTGGAGTGCGCGCTCCAGCTGGTCATGGGCCTGGCCAACGGCATCCTCGCCGCCATCCCGGTATTGATCGAGGCACTGCCCGAGGTGATCTCGTCCATCGTGACCTTCCTGGTCTCCTCCATCCCGCTGATCCTGCAAGCCGGGATCCAGCTGCTGTTGGCTCTGGTGGACGCCCTGCCCGTAATAATCGACGCGCTGGTCGCAGCACTGCCTCAGATCATCGAGTCCACAGTGACCACTCTGGTCGCGGCAGCTCCTCAGATCCTGCAAGCTGGGATCCAGCTGCTCATGGCGCTGATCGAGGCCATCCCGACCATCGTGATCGAGCTGGTCGCAGCGCTGCCCGAGATCATCACGGCCATCATCAACGGCCTGATCGCAGCCGGCCCGCAGATCCTGGCCAGTGCCAAGGAATTGTGGGGCCAGATCACCGCAGCCGTCCCGGACATCGTCGCCAAAATCGGCGAGGCCGTTCCCGAGATCATCAACGGCATCGTCTCCGGACTGGCCGCCGGCGCGTCCGCCGTATGGGACGCAGCCTGCCAGCTGGGCAGCAACATCCTGGGCGGCATCAAGAGCTTCCTGGGTATCAACAGCCCGAGCACCGTCATGGCGGAGCAGGGCAACTACATCATCCAGGGCCTGCTGAACGGTCTGGAGACCATGCCCGACGCGGTCAACCAGCTGTTCCAGTCCACCCTGGACAGCATCACCACCTGGGGCTCTGACATGGTGGCCCGGATCGGCGAGTGGGGCGCCAATATGGCGACCGCAGCCGGCACGGCGATGAACACCATGGTCCAGACTGTCATCCAGTGGGTGCAGCAGCTCCCCGAGAAGGTCTGGGTCTGGCTGGTTAATACGGCCAACAAGCTGAACCAGTGGACGATCCAGCTCGTACAGAAGGGCCAGGCGGCAGCCACAGGCCTCGTCAACGCCGTTTTGGATGGCGTCCGTAATCTGCCGAGCCTTATGTCTTCCGTGGGCTCTGACATCGTCCAGGGCCTCTGGAACGGTATCAGCGCAGGCTGGTCCTGGCTCACCAACAAGGTCCAGCAGCTCGCTCAGAGCCTGCTGCAAGCTGCGAAGGACGCCCTCGACATCGGATCGCCTTCCCGTGAGTTCCGCGACGAGGTCGGCCGCTGGATCATGCCCGGCATCGGCGAAGGCATTGACAAGACAATGCCCGAGACGCTGGAGAACCTGAAGGCCAGAGCCGGCGAGCTCGTCGGCGCTATGCGTGCCGAGCTGGCTGCATCCACCTCTCAGATGGCCCTCGGCGCTTCCACTGCTGCGGGACTGAGAACAGCCGGAGCAGGCACCACGATCTACTACGACAACCGAGTGGATCAGACCAATGAGTACCACGTTCCGGTCGCCAGCCCGTCCGAGGTAAACAAAGCGCAGCGTGAAGCTGTCAGAAAGCTGGTCGGAGGTGTGAAATGAATAAATTAACCCTGAAGATCGTGCTCAGCTGCAACGGCCGGACCCTCACCATGGGGCCCGGCTCCGATCTGGACATCACGAAGGTCTCCGGACTGGAGTCGTCCGACATCTCGCTGAGCACGTCCGACAATGCCCTCGTCGACGGCGTAACAGTCGACGGCAAGAAGATCCAGGCCCGCCCGATCCACATCGAGGCGGCCTTCAGGGATCTGAAAAACAACGCGGAAAACCGGCAGAAGGTGATCAAGTTCTTCAACCCGAAGTACACCGGCAAAGCTCTGATCACCAACATGGGCGTCAGCCGCAACATCGAGTACGAGCTGGAGGGCTGGAGCTTCAAAGAGCAGGCCAACCTCAACAGCCGCCTGAAGATCGTGGTCGACCTCCTCTGCCCGGATCCGTATATGCTCAACACGGACAACTTCGGCAAGAACATGGCGGCCTTCACCGCCCTGTTCGCCTTCCCGTGGAGAGTCACCAGCCAGAAGGTCCTGGGCGTGCCTAAGCCCTACACAGGGCTCGCCCTGGGCGGCATGGCCATGGCCTACAGAACGCTCCGCCAGGAGGTGGCTCTGGCCAACGATGGCGACGTTCCGACTGGCGTGATCATCAAGTTTGTGGCCGCTCGTGGCCCCGTAAAAAACCCCAAGATCGCCAAGGTGGGGACCTCTAATTTTATGCGCGTGAAGGTAGACATGGCGATGGGCGACGTCCTGGTCATCGACACCAATGAGCGGCACCAGGTCGTCGAGCTCAACGGCGTGAACTGCTACCAGAGAGTCGACAGGGCCAGCAATCCCTTCCAGCTGGACGTGGGCGACAATTATCTGGAATATGCGGCCGACGAGAACTATGTCAATCTGGACGTCAACCTCTACTACACGCCCAAATATCTGGGGGTGTAATGTATGAGAATTTCAGTATTAGACGCCAACTTCGAGCTGATCGGCGAGTTCTCCATCTACCGCTCACTGATCTGGAACCGGCGCTACTACGAGCCGGGCGTGTTCGAGATCCACACCGCCGTGGAATACTTCCCGCTGCTTAACACCGGCCGCTATGTCTACCGGCACGACCGGCAGGAGCTGGGAGTGATCCGCGAGGTCAACTACGAGCAGACCAGCAAGGGCGCCCGCTCTGCATACTGCAAGGGCTACTTCGCCGAGGCTCTGTTTAACAACCGCGTCACAATCCCGGCCGCCAACATCACCGGCACACCGGAGGAGATCAGCCGGGCACTCGTGACCGACTACTTCATCAGCCCGGCAGACACAGACCGGGTCTTCGCTCAGATCCAGCTGGGGGCGCTCTCCGGACTGGGAGAGTCCACAACGCTACAAAGCACCGGCGACCATATCGGCGACAAGATGTACGAGCTGGAGCGCACCCAGGAGCTGAGCCACCGCCTCGTCTTCGACTTCGAGGCCAACACCCTCACCTTCGAGGTCTGGGCCGGTCTGGATCGCACGGATGACCAGGAGATCAACTCCCCGGCGACCTTCTCCAATGCGTTCTACAACGTCAAGAATGTCGTCTATGACAGAGACGCCAGCTCTGCCGTCAACTTCGCCTATGTGGCCGGAGAAGGTGAGGGCGACGACCGCGTCATCGTGGAGGTTGACGCCAGAGCTGACGCCTCTGAGGAGCGCCGGGAGATCTATGTGGACGCCCGCGATCTACAGAGCACCTACAAGGACAGCAGCGGCAACGAGAAGACCTACAGCACGGCCCAGTACGCCGCACTGCTCCGGCAGCGTGGTCTGGAGAAGCTGGACGAGTACGCGCAGGTGGAGACCGTCAACAGCGACGTGGACGCCAGCGCCAACCTGGTCTATCTGGAGGACTTCGACCTGGGAGATCTCTGCACCTACCAAAACCAGGACGTCGGCATTGAGACCGTGAAGCGGATCACCGAGATCCAGGAGGTCTACGAGGGCAGCAAGTACACCCTCAACATCACCTTCGGCAATGACGAGTCCACCTCACTCACTAAAATCATAAGGAGGGAAACAACCTAATGCGATACGGATATTTTGACAGCGAGATCGTCGGCACCGACTCGGAAGGTATGCCCATTTTTGACAGGGCTGAGACCTCCGATCTGTTCCGCCTTCTCTTTTCCAAACTGGTCAGCAACGGCGTCCTCGCCGATCCCAGCGACTGCTTCCAGGTCGTGGCTGCGGAGGGCCTGAACGTCACCGTCCGCCCGGGCTTCGGTATGATCAACGGCGCCTTCGCCTATGACGACGCAGAGGCCACACTGACGCTCGAAAAAGCTCCGGCAAGCTACAGCCGCATCGACCGCGTCGTGCTGCGCTGCAACTACGCAGACCGCCTCTGTGAGCTGGTAGTGAAGACCGGCACCGTGGCCAACACTCCGGTCGCTCCGGAGATCGTACAGCCTGCCGCCGGCGACTACTACGAGCTGGGCCTGGCCACGATCACCGTGGGCACCAACGCGACAGCCGTCACCCAGGCGAACATCACGGACACCAGACTGGACAGCACCGTCTGCGGCTTCATCACGCAGCTGATCGACCACCTGGACACCAGCGTCTTCTTCGACCAGCTCGACCAGTTCTATGCTGAGTTTGTCAGCAAGACCGAGAGCGACTACCAGCTGAGCCGTGAGGAGTACCTGGCCATGTGCCAGGACATCGTGGACACGCTCAACACCTTCGAGCAGACGGCCGAGTCTGACTTCGACATCTGGTTTCAGAGCATCAAGGACAAGCTGGCCGGCGACGTGGCCGGAGCGCTGCAAAACCAGATCGACGCTCTGACCGAGACGATCTTCCTGGACAAGTACGGCCTCTGCAACAAAGTGACCGCCATCACTAAGAACGAGGCCGGAGAGACCACCGGGATCCTGGAGACCGACGAAGGCGCTCAGGTCACAGCCCAGACCACCTTCCAGAAGGACGCCGAGGGCAGCACGACCGCCATCGTCACGGTCATCACTCCCGTGGCCGGCAACTATTTCTACACGAAGACCGCCGCGTTCGAGACTACTGACAGCAATGGCAGCAAGACGATCACGGAGTCGTATACACAAACAATCAAGGAGGAGTAAAGCATGGCAGACTTTACAGGTGCCCAGTACACAGTCGATGAAGTGCTGGCAGGCATCAAGAAAAACCAGATCAGCGGCCTGCCTCCCTCCAACCTGAGCTCCAAGAGCGTCAGGATCGGAGACGGCAAGGCCACCATCGTCTGGAGCGTACCCGCCACGACTACCGTGGACGGCCAGGTGCTTCAGACCACCGGCGGCGTTATGATCCGCCGCAAACAGGGCGAGGCTCCCCAGAGTATCACCGACGGCGACCTGGTGCTCGTCACCTCTCAGCTGTCCGGCAGCTATGAGGACGCCGGGCTGGAGAACGACCAGGAGTATTTCTGGCGCTTCTTCCCGTTCAGTGACCACGGGATCTACAACATCAACGAGGACAACATCATCAGCGCGACGCCCCGCGCCTACATCCTCTACGGCTTCGAGATCGACAAGACCAACAGCGACCCCGACAGCTGCGTCACCTACACGGACATGGCCGTGGGCTTTACTCCTGCCGCCGTGGATCTCTCCACCGGCGCCTTCAACCCCGGCAGCTGGACCGAGGACGTCTTCTTCCGCCAGAATAACCACGTCTGGATGGTAAAGAGCGACGGCACTCCGGACTACCAGCTGGACGACAACGACTACACGAAGAAGCTGGACGGCTCTGCCTCTGACGTCTCCAACAGCGCCTACGACGGCAACGCCATGGCCCGCTTCGACACCGTCTGGATCAAGCGCAGCGAGAGCGGCAACACCATGAAGGTCCAGATCTGCAACATCCAGCTGGACGAGGACTTCCACGCCTATGCTCACACCCGTGAGGACGGCAGCATCATGGACTACATCTGGATGGCAGCCTTCGAGGGCTCCACCATCAGCTCCAAGATCCGCTCCCTGAAGGGCCTGGCACCTACTACCAGCCAGACCGGCGCCAACGAGATCACCTACGCGGCGAACAACGGCACCCTCTGGGGCACTCAGACATGGAGCCAGATTAACATGATCAATATGCTCCTGATCCTGATGGCCAAGAGCATCAACACCCAGACCGCCTTCGGCTACGGCCACTACTCCGGCGGCTCTCAGGCCAGCCATCTGCTGAAGACCGGCACGATCTCCGACAAGGGCGCCTTCTACGGCACCAGCGGCAACGTGGCCATGAAAGTGTTCCACATCGAGAACTACTACGGCGACGCATGGAACCGCATCAGGGGCTGCGTGACTGACGCCAACAAGCAGATCCTGGTCAAAACGACCCCGCCCTACAACACCGCAGGCACCGGCTACACCGCGACCGGCATCACGCCTGGCGGCACTTCCGGCGGATATATCAGCGCGGCCAAGATGACCGACGCCGGCCTGATCCCTCAGACCGCGAGCGGCTCCGAGACCACATACTTCGCGGACGGCCTCTGGTTCGCTGCCTCGTGCTACGCGCTCGTGGGTGGCTACTGCAGCTATGGTATGGCAGTCGGAGCCTTTGCTTTGAATTTGCGCAATGCCGTGTCCGTTACGACCTGGAACTTCGGCGCCGCGCTTTCTTGTGAACAGCCTTTGTCCGCGGCGTAGCCGCGGGCCCTCCCCCGGTAACGGCGTGAACTGATCATTATAAGGGGCCCGGGCGGGCGCTTTAGGCGTCCTGCTGTTTCACTCGTGGGTGGCAACTGCAACAATGGTATGAAAGTCGGAGCATTTGCTTTGAATTTGAACAATGCCGTGTCCAATACGAACTGGAACATCGGCGCCGCGCTATCTTGTCTACATCCCAATGAACCAGCCCGCCCGGGTCCTACACCGCAGGATCTTGAAATAGATCTACCAGAAGTGGAAATTATGCCGAGGACAAGGCACCGGCCAGTAAGCAATAGGCCCACCGTCGGTGAGGCGATAAGAAAGAAGACAACCTTAAAATGAAAAGTTTCCGTATTGACGACGAGGCTGCTGCCTCCACAGCGAGCATTGAAAAGGCAGTGCTCAACGCATCCAAGAGAAAGAGATCCCGGAAGGACGTACAGAGAAGGCTGGAGAACATGGAGGCGACCATCGCTCTGATCCAGGGCCTCATTGAGAACGGCACCTACAGCCCGAGAGTCCACCAGGAGGTCGTCATCAACGAAAACGGACCCCACAAAGAGAGGAAAATCATCAAGCCGGACTACTACCCGGAGCAGATCATGCACCACGTCGCTGTCCAGGCTCTCCAGCCCTGCATCATGTACGGCATGAGCGCCTTCGTGCTCGGCTCTATTCCAGGGCGCGGAGCTCACTGCGGCAAGCATTACATTGAGAAGTGGCTGCGGGAGGATGAAAAGCACACCCGGATCATCGGCAAGCTGGACATCCGGCACTTCTTCCAGAGCGTCGACCACGACATCCTGAAGGACTGGATCCACAAGAAGATCCGGCCGGGAAAGATCCGCGACGTCTGCGATCTGATCATTGACGGCGTGGAGGAAGGTCTGCCGCTGGGCTTCTACACGAGCCAGTGGTTTAGCAACTTCCTATTGCAGCCACTCGACCATCTGATCATGGAGGAGCTGCACGTCTCCCACATGGGCCGCTACATGGACGACATCGTGATCTTCGGCGCTAATAAGAAGGTCATACACGCGGCCATGGAAGCCATCGACCTCTATTTGTGGAACAATTTCCGCCTGCAAGTGAAGAAGAACTGGCAAGTGTTCCGGATGGAATACACCACGACCGAGTACGCCATCGAGTGCGAGAAGCTGGCCGACCTCTACGAGCTCAGCAAAGCGCTCCCGGTCAAGCACCGGCTGAAGATGTACAAGGGACGCCGGAAGATCTTCCTGAAGGCCACAGCCAGGAACGAGAACGTCATGGACGAATATCTGGCCAAGTATGGCGGCACAGCGGAACCGATACGAATGACACACGGCAGAGCTCTGGACTTCATGGGCTTCGAGTTCCATCGAGACCGGACCGTTCTGCGAAAGTCAATTATGATCAGTGCAACACGCAAAGCAGCCCGGATCGGCGCCGCCCATCGCATCAACTGGGTGGAAGCTGCCGGGATGCTCTCATATATGGGCTGGATTGACCACACCGACACCTACGGGATGTATCTGGAGCGGGTCAAGCCGTATGTGAATATTAAGAGGCTAAAGAAAATCATCAGCAACCATCAAAGGAGGCTTAACAATGGAATTGATCTACAAAACCGTCAGGGGCTCCCAGCAGACGCGCCCGGAGGAGCTCGACCTCACATCGAGCCCGGATAAGGTGTATCTGCGTCGTAATATCACCACCGTCACCGAGGACAACGCCGACACTGGAGAGTCCGTCCAGCTCTGGCAGTACGACGAGGCCATCCTCACCCGGGAGGAGTACGCTCAGTACAAGGCAGAGACGGAAAACGCCGGTCAGCAGCAGATCATGGAGAAACTGCAAACGACCGCAACCGACGACAGCCAGCTGATCATCATGGAGGCCCTCGCGGATCTCTACGACCTGATCGCTTCGCTGGCGTAGAAAGGAGGACGTCATGGTAGAGCTCTACACCAGGCTGATCATCAGCAAACGACGCACCATCGACTCCGTGCCTGAGCGCATGAGGTCGGAAGTGGTCGAGCGTCTGGAGGCGCTCGGCTTCGACACTAATGGCGATCCCTTCGGGGAATAAGCCGTGATCATTAACTTTATTTTACGAATTTTATGGAGGTACAACATGGTAGATTTGTATGTTGCTTTAATCATCGCAGGACGCAGAACCATTGACCAGGTGCCCGCCAAGTTCAGGGAGGCCGTGATCGCAGACCTCAACGCCCTCGGCCTGGACGAGAACGGCGAGCCCATGGAGGACTACGGCGTCACTTCCAACTAAAGGAGGAACACGCCGATGTCGCCTGAAATTTCCAGCATTATCATCGCGCTGATCGCAGGTCTGACCGGGTCCGGAGGATGCTCCATCATCCTCTACCTGCTCCAGCGCCGTGATAAGAAAAAAGACGGTCGGACTGAGGAAGACCAGAAGCGTGACGAGGCGACCAAGCGCCAGAGCGCGATGCTGCTCGGCCTCGGCCATGATCGGATCGTTTACCTGGGAAGCTGCTACATCGAGCGAGGCTACATCACTCAGGACGAATACGAAAACCTGCACAACCATCTCTACGAGCCCTATCTGGAGCTCGGCGGGAATGGTACGGCGAAGAAAGTCATGGCGGAAGTGGAACGCCTTCCGCTGCACAAAAACAAGGAGGAATAAAAACAATGAACAAGATCGACTGGATCCGCAAGCTCACGAGCCGCAAGTTCTGGCTCAGTGTGGCGTCCTTCGTCTCCATGCTGATCGTCGCCCTGGGCGGCGCTGAGCAGGTGGCGACTCAGGTCACTGGCCTGATCATGGCCGGCGCCACTGTCATCGGCTACGTCATCGGCGAGGGCCTGGCAGACGCCGGCAACGCCTCCGGCGAGAGCTCCGGCACGGCCGGAGAGTAAACCGTGAAGGCGACAGGGTCCGCAACTGAAAGGACCATCTGGAACTATTTCATCGTCAAAGGCATGAGCCCCGCCGGCGTGGCGGGGCTCATGGGCAATCTGTACGCCGAGAGCGGGCTCAATCCGCAGAACCTCCAGAACACCTACGAGAAGCGCCTGGGCTTCACGGACGCCGAGTACACGGCCGCCGTGGACTCCGGGAAGTATTCCAACTTCGTCCGGGACAGCGCAGGCTACGGCCTCGCACAGTGGACATACTGGAGCCGCAAGGAGGCCATGCTCAACTACGCGAGAGAGACCGGCGCGTCCATCGGTGATCTGATCATGCAGCTCGACTTCATGTATCAGGAGCTGAAGGGCTACGTCGCCGTGTTCCAGGTGCTCCGAACAGCTCGGACCGTAAAAGAGGCCTCGGACATCGTGCTGACAAGGTACGAGCGTCCGGCCGACATGAGCAGCAGCGTCAAAGCTAAGCGGGCCAGCTACGGCCAGGCCTACTATGACGCCTACGCAAATTTTACAACAGAGGAGGGCAGCACCATGAGCAACAGCCCACTGGTGACATACACCAACATCACAAAGAACAAGACCAGCCCCCGCAATCACGCCATCGACACCGTCACGATCCATTGCATCGTCGGCCAGTGGACGGCTAAGCAGGGCTGCGACTACTTCGCCACAACCGACCGGCAGTGCTCCGCCAACTACGTCGTCGGCAAGGACGGCTCCATCGGCCTCTCCGTCGATGAAGCAGATCGCTCCTGGTGCAGCTCCAGCAGAGACAACGACAACCGCGCCATCACCATTGAGGTCGCCAGCGACACCGAGCACCCCTACGCCGTGACGGCCGAGGCCTATGCCGCACTGATCGACCTGCTGGTCGACATCTGCCAGCGCAACGGCATCAAGCAGCTGCTCTGGAAGGCCGACAAGAACCTGATCGGCCAGGTGGATCAGCAGAACATGACCGTGCACCGCTGGTTTGCAAACAAGGCCTGCCCGGGCGAGTATCTCTACGAACGCCACGGGGCCATCGCTGAGGAAGTCAACAAGCGCCTGGGCGTCAGCTCCGGCACGGCAACGGCTCCCGCAGCTCCGGCCGGCTACCCCGAGACGCCCTTCCTGGTGAACGTCATCATCAGCGACCTGAACTACCGTAAGGGCCCGGGCATGAGCTACGCCGTCAGAGGCCAGACCGGCAAGGGCACCTTCACCATCGTGGAAGTGCAGGACGGCTGGGGCAAGCTGAAAAGCGGCGCCGGCTGGATCTACCTGGAAAACCCAGACTACTGCACCGTCCAGGGCGTCGCCGCAACTCCGGCCGCTCCGGATCCGGCGGACGTGCTGGCCCAGGAGATCGCCGACCAGGTGAAGGGCTCCGGCCTGGATCCGGCGGACGTGCTCAACAGGATCGAGAAGATCCTGGGCGTGGCATGATAGCGTTAATCGGAGCGGCTGCGCTCCTCGTAATCTTCGGCGCCGCCTGCTGCGCCGTGGCCACAGCGGCCGCATATATGGAATAAGACGAGAGCCCCGGCAGTGCCGGGGCTCTTTTGCTTTATACTGCAATTTTCAGAACGATATAGTCCCGCAGCACATAGATCTCCGGAGTTCGAGTACCACTGCGCGGGCTCCACCAAAAA